GGTGTTCGCTATGCTACTAAGGCGGACATTAAGCAGGGTGCAGCACCTGTCAGCGGAGCGTTCGCCCAGCAGCCTACCCAGCAGGCTCAGCCTGGATGGGGGCAGCCGCAACAGCCGCAGCAACCTCAGCAGCAAGCACAGCCGCAGGGATGGGGTCAGCCGCAGCAGCAGACGGTACAACAGCAGCAGCCCGCACAGCAGACCGTACAGCAGCCGCAGCAACCAGTTCAAGATCCTGGTAGCGTGAACTTTACCCAGGCAGCCCAGACCCAGCCTTGGGGCACAGCGCAACAGCAGCCGCAGCAGCAGGTACAGCAAGCGCAGCCGGTACAGCAGCAAGCACAGCCGCAGCAAACGGCCCAGCAGCCGGTACAGCAGCAGCAACCGCTGGAAGGTGAGCATATTCCGGCGCAGCCGCAAACTCAGCAACCTACCTGGGCACAGCAGCAAGTCCAGCCGGGTTCCGAACAGCCAGTGCAGCAGAACACCCAGCAGCAGCCTGTCCAGGAACAACCGGATGACATCCAGCAGGCAGCACAGTCCCAGACCCCGCCTTGGAAAATGCAAGCGCAGGAATAATAAAACTGGTGTATAATTCTACAGCGCCTCAGGGCGCTGTATTTTTCTAAGCAGAGGATATCATGGGACATTTCTATCCAGCAGTTAAAACGATGGAGCTCTTTAATGAGTGTATCGAGCGGGATCAAGGCTCCGCCTACAGGGTGTGGCTGGGAAAGGTGTTGCCTCATATTGAAGACGCGTATCGGGCGGGCGATGGAGGCTTCAGAACCCACTTGGGCATCAGCCTTATTGGCGATGAGTGCGGCGCCAAGATTTTCTACGGCTGGCGCTGGGCAACTAAACCACACTTCAGCGGTCAGACCCTGCGCCTTTTTAACCGAGGTCACCTGGAGGAAGGACGATTTGTTGCACTGTTACTCACGGCAGGGTTACAAATCGTTCAACAGGACGAAACTGGCGGACAGTATCGCGTCTCTTATCTCAACGGGCACTTCGGTTCGGCAATCGATGGAGTCATCATTGGTTGCCCGGATATGCCTCAGCCAGAAACACCAATCCTGACGGAAATGAAAACCCACAACGACGCTTCGTTCAAGAAACTGAAAGCTGACGGTGTGAAGGACTCTAAATGGGAGCACTACGTACAGCAGCAGGAATACATGCTGTATTACAAGCTCCCGGCATCGCTGTACATTGCGGTGAACAAAAACACGGATGAAATTTGGGCGGAAATCGTGCCGTTCGATCCAGAAGTGGCAGAGCGTTACAAAGACCGCGGGCACATTATTGCGCTGTCGGATGTACCACCACCAAAAATCTCCCGTGACAAAACCTTCTGGAAGTGTAAATGGTGTGATCAGCGTCCGGTGTGCCAGTTGGGCGAAATGCCGGAAGTGAACTGCCGCACCTGTAAACATAGCTACCCGCTGGAAGATGGAACATGGCGTTGTGGTCTAAAGGTTGCAGCCGCTGCGGCCTACATCACTGACGGTAGCGAAGGAACGTTGAGTAAAGAAGACCAGTTAGCTGCGTGCCCCTCTTACGTAGCTGCCGACTACTACGGGTGAGCACATGTTTAAACTCCGCGACTATCAAGACGAAGCAGTTAATGCGGTGCTTCGCTACTTTATCAAGTATGGTAACAAGTCGGGGAACCCGCTTATCCAACTGCCAACGGGTACGGGTAAATCCCTCGTTATCGCAGGTCTACTCCAGCGTATCACTCAGAATTGGGGCCAGGTGCGCTGTCTTGTTGTTACGCACGTTAAAGAACTTATCGAACAGAACTATGATAAGTTCCACAAGCTGTGGCCCGAAGCACCTGCCGGCATTTACAGCGCGGGTATAGGCCGTAAAGATAAGCACGCAATGATCACATTTGCGGGCATCCAGTCTATCTGTAAGGCGGTGCAATACTTCACAGACGTTGACATTATTATTGTTGACGAATGTGACTTAATTAGCCCCAACCAACAGACCAGCTATCAGAAATTCTTTGCTGAGATCCGTAAGCATAACCCCGATATGAAAGTTATTGGGTTGACTGCTACGGGGTGGCGTTTGGGTTACGGTTCAATTGTCAAGGACGACGATGCACCTAATGCGATGTTTGATAAGATCGTGTTTGATGCTTGTACTATGGAATGCTTCAACTGGTTCATCAAAGAAGGTTACTTGCTTCCTGTAGTACCAAAAGCAACCAAGAAAGAATTGGATGTCAGTGGGGTACACAAGCGAGGAGGTGAGTTCATTGAAAGTGAGCTCCAGAAGGTTGTTAACAACCCTGAAGTAACCGAGTATTTAATTGACGATGCTATTAGTATTGCACAGGAAGACAACCGCCAATCTTGGTTGATCTTTGGGTCCGGTGTGGATCACTGTAAAGACATTATCCGTGTGTTAAAAATGCGCGGTATTTCCTGCGCAATGGTTACAGGGGACACGCCGAAAGCCGAGCGTGATAAAACACTTGCAGACTTTAAATCTGGACGCATCACTGCCGTCGTTAACAACAATGTTCTTACAACTGGTTTTGACCATCCTGGCCTGGATCTTATCATCGTTCTTAGACCGTCTGAATCCTCACGGTTGTGGGTGCAGATTCTTGGTCGTGGGACTCGCCCAGACTACGCTGATGGGTTTGACCTGTCTACTACTCTTGGCCGTTTGCAAGCTATAGCAGCATCCCACAAACAGAACTGTCTGGTTCTGGATTACTCCGGTAATACCCGGCGCCTCGGCCCTATTAATGACCCTGTAATGCCTAAACGTCCAGGGCAGAAAGGTAAAGGTGAAGCTCCTGTTAAGAAATGTCCTATTTGTAGCATGTGGAACCATGCGTCAGTCCGGTACTGCGGAGGGTTAGCGCCTGTCAACACAACGGGTATGACTTTCGGGGAAGTGAACGAGCTTTTACTGCGCGGGTACTTTGTGCGCGGCAAGGATGGGATAGCAACTGCAAAAGACTTCTGCGGGCACGAATTTACGTTCGAGAAGAAACTGATGGCTGGTGCGAGCACCAAACAGATTATCAAGAACGATTTACCAGTGACCGAAGTCTTTAAAGTTAACTTGATAAGCTATTACGCGCACTACAACCGTGGCGACTCCAGTAAACCCGCATCCCTGCGCGTCGACTACCATGTTGACAATAATAACGGGCGAGCCATTAGCCAGTATATTTGCATGTTCCACGATGGGTTCGCTGGTAACAAGGGTCGTCGTTGGTGGCGCGAACACTGCGACCGTCCGGTGCCGAGCAACATAGATGAAGCACTGGAGGTCGTATCCCAACTTCGCATCCCGACGCACATCTATGTTGATATGGCTAAGAAGTTCCCTGAAGTGCTCAACGAGTGTTATGACGGCACGGCATTTAAAACTCAGGCGCAAACAGACGAGCGCCCTGAAGTGCAGATTATGAGCGCTAAAGGAATCATTAAAGCTGGCGGCACCTATACCAACAAATACGATGAGGACGAATCGCCCACCAGTTTGCAGTTCAACAGTAATACACATATGCTAAACGGTAAAGGCGAACCAGTGCCTATGGACTTTGATGACGACATACCGTTTTAAGGTGACCACATGTACGTATTAATTGATGGCGACAACATGCGTGCGCTTGCCAAACATCCCAACTGGCAACGCCTTCACGACTACGGGATCCTAACCTGTAGTGAATGTTCAATTGTGCTGCCGCTGGACGAAGACTCAATTAAGAAAGAGTTCGACAACGTGCAGCTTCAACTCCTGTACATCAACACGACCGGCAACACGGACGGCGCAACGTATGCGCGTAATGTGGTCTGTCGAATCCTGGTGTACTACTTCAATAAAATGCAGGAGACACAAATTGGTGAGAATTCAGATTCACAAGCCAACTGGGCTATTGGCGAAGACAGGCAGGGTTCTTGCCTGTATAGTCCTACCGGTGATCGTCCTATTGTACACGATGGCGAAGCTCCTTACTTCCAGTCCTTACCAGATCACTCTGGAGAAGCTGCCATTGAAGCGGGAGCTCCCGTACAGGTGACACCGGGCACACAGCCCGCTTGGAGGCCCGGCAGGGATACCAGTGCTGCAACTGCACAGAGCAGCGGCGAGCGCAGCACAGCGCCTCGAGCAAGCGGCACACGGGACGTTATCTTTGAGGTTGCGGACGCTATGTGGGAGGCAGCCGGTAAACCTACCGATAAAAGCGAAATCCTCAAGCTGCGTAAAGAGATGATGAATACTCTCGAAGCGCAGGGTGTGAAGCGTAATACATCAAGTAACACACTTGGGTCCTGGCAGAAAGAAAGAATCGGTTAAAGACTTTATTAATAGTTGCGTATCAACGTTTGATTAGTTATGCTGCAACCACATTAAAGCAGTTCACCGACCTAAACACACAAACCGGAGTAAAGAATATGGCTGGCAAAGAAAAAACCAAAGAGCAGATCCAGGCGGAAGAAGCCGCTAAGAAAGCGGCTGAAAAGACTGAACAGCAGAAGAAGGCCGACGCTGAACGTCGCGCTAAAGAAGCTGCGGAGCAGAAAGAAAAAGACGCTATCACCGAAGCGACTGGCGGTTATAACACCATCACTTCTGCGAAAGCGAACGTTGACGCCGTTGTCGGTGCGCTGAACGAAACTTCCACCGTTGAAGACGTTAAATCCGCGCAGACTGCTATCGCTGATAACCTGAAGACTGCTAAAGAAGGTCTGAAGGTTGTTAAAGCTGCCGGCCGTAAGGCAAAAGAAAGCACCGCGCTGAAACAGGCTGTGACCGAATCTGAAGGCCTGGTGGCTCAGATCGAGCAGGTTGGTAAAGATCTGAAGTCCAAGCTGGACGCCGCTAAAACTGCACAGGCTGAACTGGATAAGAAAGCTCGTGAAGAGAAAAAGGCGAAAGAAAAAGCTGACCGCGAAGCGGAAGCTGAACGTAAGCGCCAGGAACGCGAAGCGAAAAAAGAACCCGAGCAGAACGGTATCCGTAAACCGTCCGTGGGCACCCTGTGCCGCGCTGCATGGGATCTGTTCGACGCCATCTCTACCACGATGGGCCAGACCGCTCCGATCTCCTACGTGCTGCCGGTAGCGCTGGAAAAAGGCCTGAACGAAGCCAACGTGAAAGCCGAATACGCTCGCTGGAAAAAATATCATGGTATCAGCGGTCGCGTCGCGGTTCCGGTTCCTGCTAACATTGCAGCAGCCGCAGCCAGCGTCAGTATCCCTTCACCGGCGGCAGCTGAAGGCCAGGACGGCAACCAGTCCGCAGAGTAATTAGTACAAACTCGGCAACTCAGAAGGGGTCTTACGACCCCTTTGTTATCTTTACCCGAGGTTCTTATGTCCGCTATCCTTCATTTGTCATACCTTCAAGCGTTACGCATCATCAATCGAGAATCCACTATGAAACTGAATACTCAGGTTCCTGAGAAAATTGATCGTGACCGTCATTTGGATGTTCACTCCATTTTCCATACGATCCAAGGCGAAGGCCCGTACTGTGGTCACCCGGCAGTATTCATCCGTTTAGCAGGTTGTAACCTTCAGTGTCCTGGTTGTGATACAGAGTACACCAAAGGTCGCCATCGCATGACGCACCATCAAATCCTTGAGGAGGTGCGTGCGAAGCGAGGCGATGCGAAAACCAGTTTGATCGTTATCACAGGCGGTGAACCTTTCCGTCAACCTGAAGTAGTTTCCCTGATCAACTGGTTGATCGATACGAAAGGATTTAAGGTGCAGATTGAAACTAATGGCACCATGCAGATTCCGCTGGAGCTGCACCATGAAGCGACCGTCGTGTGCAGCCCAAAAGCAGCTAAGATCCATCCAAGTGTAGCAGCCCGCGCAAACGCCTTTAAATACGTGCTACAGGCGGGCAACATGCGGGAGGAAGACGGTTTACCGTTGCAGGCTCTCATGCACCGCGCCACACCACACATCGCCCGCCCACCGTCGCACTACCGCGGCCCTATTTACCTGCAACCTATGGACGAACAGGATGCTGTCGCTAACAAGCGCAACATCCAGGCGGTAGTTGCTTCCTGCCAGCTCCATGGGTATATTGTGCAATTGCAGGTTCACAAATACCTAGAGGTGGAATAATGTTCACGCCAGCTCCAAAAACTCGAGTTGATATTCTCAAAGAGGTGTTTCCGGTACGCCCAGAAGGATATAACGAAGTCGTCTGCGGATTTCACAGCAAATCAATGCCCATGCAGGATATATCCGTAAAAGGCTTGCTGGCTGTGCTGCGTGCGGGCTACGGTGTTGATTTACTTCTGCAGGACGGTACTGTAATAATCAATACCGACGTTAGTAGCGCCCGTGTTAAAATAACCTACAACACGTCAGTGACCCCGCCATCTAACGGGATCATTGCATGGTGTCCACATTCGCCAATTGAAGGAAATATCCTATGTGCTCAATCTTTGGATTTGTAACTAACGGAGTTGTTGATAAAGACCGTTTGCGCGTTATGGCTGACGACATGGTGCGCGGTGCTATCAACCGCGGGCGCGACGGTATTGGCGCGCGAATTACGCACCTGCCAAAGCCTTACGTGTCGTATCAGTGCATGACAACGGAAAAAGCTGGGTCTTACCTGCATAACTGCACCATGAAGGACATCGTCCAGCACGCCACGCTTCTCCGTTGCCCTGTAACCCTCATCGGTAATGCACGCGCTGAACCGACTACTGAATGGGTGAAAGAAAAACACGGGTATGATCAACAACCGTATGCCTTGGGCAAGTGGGCGATCGTACATAACGGCACTATCGCCAACGATAAAGCACTGCGTACCAATGAACTGGAAACGGACATTGATAGCGCTGCGATTGTGGAGGATTTATACGCGCACACCTACCCTGAAACCAATACTGTTGATAAGCTATACGACGTATTCGTGTCAACTATTAAATGTCTGAAGGGTAGTTACGCCATTCTGGCGACACACGAAGACGCACCTGGATTTATTTTCACAGCGTGTAACTACCGCCCGATCTGGATTGGCAAGAACGATTCGGGTGTGTGGTTAGCGAGCGAAGCGTCAATGCTGCCACATAACTGCGTACCTCAGATGCAAGAACCGTACACCTGTAATCTGGTTCATGGGTACAGCGCAGACAACAATCGAGTAAGCCTTTTTAATGAAGCGGATGAATTCCGCACTAAGCGAGCGTTGGTCGTTGCAAGCGGTGGGCTGGATAGTACCGTTGCCGCGCAGGTGTGCAAAAACCAGGGCATGGAAGTAACCCTTATTAACTTCCAATACGGTTGCCGTGCTGAAGAGCACGAGCTGAAAGCGATTAAAGAAATTTCTGAAGAGATGGGGGTGCCACTTGTCCTTTTCCCGATTCCCATTTACGACCCATCAGATAGTCCCCTGTTTGACCACACTGCAACCATTGCAGGCGGAGAAGCGGGCGCGGAATTCGCTCATGAGTGGGTTCCTGCTCGTAATCTGGTTATGCTGTCTGTCGCCACTGCCTACGCAGAAGCGAAAGGGTTTGACTACATCGTGCTGGGTAATAACCTGGAAGAAGCGGGCGCCTACCCCGATAACGAACCCGAGTTCATTAACCGCTTTAATGCGTTATTACCGTTCGCTGTAGGCGACGGTAAGCGCGTGCGGGTGCTCATGCCTGTGGGTAACTTAATGAAGCACGAGATCGTGGCCCTGGGGCTCGAGCAGGGAGCACCGTTGGCCCATACGTGGAGCTGTTACAAGAACGGCGACCTGCATTGCGGCACGTGCGGCCCTTGCATGATGCGACGGACTGCGTTTAGTATTAACAACGCGCCAGAGGTAATTAACTATCTGGACGAACAGTAACTAACAACCGGACAGGGACGTCCAGGAGCTTCTTATGAAGATGAATTTCCGTGAAATGATGTATGCTAACATGCAACGGGAGGCGTATGAAATGCTGTCACAATCTGAACGTGCTGCGTTTATTAAGTCTCAGAACCCGATGCTGAAGCAGAGCGTCTGCGTCAGCAAGCAGATGAAACAGCGCTACGGCGCGTTCTACTGGTCTTACAAGCTCGACAATGGCTGGCGTTGTTTTGCATCGCGCAGTAAAGACGAGTGCGTTCGTAAGTATCGTGAATTTATGGAAGAGGCGCAAAATGCGTGATAAACGTTTTGAACATCGTTACCTGACGTTAAAACTAGCTGACGTCAAAAAATACCTTACCCGCGACCAGCAAGAGCAGCTTGAAGACCTTGCAAACGCAGTCGCTGACGGTCGAAACGCTGACGGGAAACAGCAGGTTGAAGGGATCTTTATTGCCAACGACTGGCCGGAGTACCAATCAGCGTCCGCTGCGTTGTATAATCGCATTAGTGGGAAAGACATTTATAAAGGTCATCCAAACCTTGCGGATATGATGTCAACGCACGTCGATTCGTTGATCCGAATTCTGGAGCGTGTTGCTGCCGAAGACGTGGAAGAAGATACTGGTTATCTGAACCATGAAATCCGCGCACTGCGTGATATTAAAGCTGCTATTGAAGCGGAGAAATCCAATGCCTTATGAAGTAATCCGTTCGCATGAAATTTGCGCTGGCCATCGTGTAGTTGGCCATGAAAGTAAGTGCCGCCACCTGCACGGGCATAACTACGTCTTCCACTTCCACGTCGCACCGAAGCCGCTTGACGGCGTAAGCGTTAAAGGCGACCCGCTGGATCAGGTTGGCCGTGTCATCGACTTCAGTGTGGTTAAGTCTACTCTCTGTGAGTGGCTGGAAACCAATTGGGATCACCGCTTCCTGCATTGGGAACAAGACAAACTGATGGCCGGTATTGCCAGTTTGATTGAAGATTCCAACCGCCCCGGCTTTATCGAAGCGAAAGACGAAATCCATTTCTTCGATTCTTTGGTATCTCTGCCGTTTAACCCGACTGCTGAAAACCTGGCTGCGTATATGGTCGAAGTTATCGGCCCGCGCCTGCTGGACGAACACGGTGTAGAGCTTGTAAAATGCACCATTGAAGAAACCTCCAAATGCCATGTAGGATACACGAAATGATGGAACGTACTCAACTCGAGCTGTGCCGAGTCCAGATCGCTGACCGTATGGGGGAGATCCTGGGCATTATTGAATCTGGCGATAGCGACGCCCCACTGCGCCCGGGCTTGCTTGAAACTCCAACCCGTGTTGCGAAAGCGTTTGAACACTGGTTTGGCGGTTACGCCGTGGATATCCCTGGGCTCTTTAAGGTATTTGAAGATGGAGCAGAAGGTGCCGACCAGATGGTTGCGGTTGTGCGTATTCCTTTCTATAGTAAATGTGAGCATCACATGGCCGACATTTTTGGCCACGCTACTGTTGCCTACATTCCGTCCGGCCGCATTGTTGGTCTTAGTAAGCTCAATCGTGTTGTTGATGCCTTTGCTCGACGTCTACAGGTTCAGGAACGGCTTACAAATAATATCGCAGATGCAATCCAAGAACATCTCGAGCCTGTTGGTGTGGGTGTTTACATCACAGCTCGTCACATGTGTATGGAGTCTCGCGGAGTTTGTCAGCATGGTCACCACACTGTCACGACTGCTCTCCGCGGTGCGATAAAGGACGAGCCGCAGACCCGCGCAGAGTTCCTGGCATTGTGTCATAAGGCTTAATATGAAATACGTTGTGGAGTATACGACCGTTAATCCTGCGTACCGTTGCGGAAAGGTCACTTGGATTGCAGTGTGGAGCCTTGTCGCTCTGTCATTGTGCTTCATATAGCAATCAAATAACACAACGTACTATAATAAGCGCCTACGGGCGCTTATTTTGTTTGGAGGGTTATATGGAAATTATATCATGTAAAGATGCCAAAGCGAAAGGGTTAAAGCGTTACTTTACGGGCAAGCCTTGTAAACGTGGACACGTTGCGGAGAGGCATGTTACAGGCGGGTGCATTATTTGTGCCAACGAGGATCAAGTTAAATACTATCATCAAGATCCTGAGAAGTATAAGGTGATCAACCGTAAATATTTTCAGAACTCAGAAGTAAAAGAAAAGAATAGAGCAAGACAGTTACAGTTCTACAACGATAATAAATATCTGTGTAGAAGTATATCTTCTCGCTGTCGAGCACAGCGGTTAAAGAGAGTTCCGTCTTGGTCCGAAACTGAGTTGATTAAAGAATTTTATGCAGGCTGCCCAGATGGTTATGAAGTAGACCATATAATTCCATTACTAGGAGAATTGGTGTCGGGACTCCACGTGATATCCAACCTCCAATACTTACCAAAATCAGAAAATAGATCAAAGGGAAACAGGTATGACCCAAACTGAACAAATTGGAGGTAAGAACTTCAAAATATATCTTGCGGCGGTTTATACAAACAGTTATAAACCAGGCATGAACCGTTACGTGAAGTTGACGGAACATGAACAAAATTTAGTGCGAAATATTCCAAATATCCTGGAATCGTACCATTACGTCGGGCAGCAATCCTATGTAGATGCTATGCGGGCCGATAATGCAAGGGTTTTCCTTGACTCAGGTGCGTTTTCCGCATATACGCTCGGAGTAACCCTATCCGTTAAAGCATACTGTGATTATATTCAAAGGAACGATGACATAATCCGACGTGACGGTAACGTAGTCATGGCATCCGTGCTTGATGGGATTGGGGATCCTTTACAGACGTGGCGTAATCAGCAGGAAATGGAAATGCGAGGTGTCCGGCCTCTACCGTGTTTTCATGCTAACGAACCTTTTGAGTATCTGGACCATTATGTTGCTAACTACGAATATATTACATTGGGCGGGCTTGTAGGGGCCAGCACACAACAGCTCCAAGTCTGGTTGGATCGTGTGTGGGACAAACATTTAGTGGATGGTAGTGGTAGACCTAAAATTAAGGTTCATGGTTTTGGTATCACTTCTAGACCATTAATGGAGCGCTATCCGTGGGAAAGTTGTGACTCATCCTCCTGGATTCAAAGTGCTGCTTTTGGAGCTATTGAAACACCTAAATGGGGACCAATGCAGGTCTCTGAAAAATCTCCTTCAAGGCACGCCCAAGGGCAGCACATTTGTAATTTATCAGATACCGAACAGAACAATGTATTAAGGTATCTGGAAGAGAACGGTTTCACCTATGAGCGTCTGTCGACCATATACGAAAGCCGCGCAGCGTTTAATCTGTGGGCCTACGGTGTGGTCAACGCTATGATACTCGCTAACCACAACGGTCGGTTCAACGAGCGTCTCCACGATTTGTTTGATTGAGGTAATGATGATGATGATGCAGCATTTAATGCAACCAACTCCTGACTCGTGCATGGCTACTTGTATGGGGATGATTGTTGGATTGTCCGCGGATCAAGCCTATAATGAGTTCCATGAGCGCCTGTATTATAAAAGAGATAAAGGTGAGTGGTACGATGATATTTTGGACGGATACAAAATTCCATACAGCTATGGACATCCTCGAAAAAATACAATATTTGGGGATGCGATTTTTATCTTGACAACACCGTCGCTTAATATGGAAGGTGGGACTCACGCTATCCTTGCGCTATCAACGTTCGAGGGAAATATCCGTATTCTCGACCCAATAAGGGGATGGCCTTTAAAGAAATATTATGTATGGGGTAAGCCCACTCTTCCAAATGAAGTTGAATTGACAAGCTGGTCAGTGGATCTTATTATCCCAGCTCGACTGGAGGTGAAATAATGGACTTACTAGGCGCACTACGTTTCGTGCAGGGTTCGATCGCCCGTAAAGAGCTCCAGGAGGGGCTCACCCACTTCCGTATCGAGAATGGATACGTGCGTGGGTTTAACGGTACGATTGCGCTCTGCGCACCTATTGGCCTCCAGATTGACTGTACACCGAAAGCGGAACCGATGCTTAAAGCTATCGCGGCGTGCGATGACGCTGTGCAGATGACTATGCTGGCCAACGGGAAGTTGAATATTAAGTCCGGCGGGTTTAAAGTGAGTGTGGACACCTTAACAGGGCCCACTGTACACGTAGAGCCTGAAGGTGAAACATACCCAATTAACGGCGAAGCATTCCTCGGCGGTTTAGAGCGCGTACAGCCGTTTATAAGCGACGATGCGTCCCGCCCATGGTCTTGCGGCGTACTGGTGAAAGCGGGCAGCATGTACGCAACCAATAACGCTAGTATCGTGCAATACTGGTTCGGTGCTGTGTTTCCTGTGGACTGCGTTGTTCCTCGTATGGCAATTAAAGAGCTTCTGCGCATTAAAAAGGCGCCTACGCATATTAGCGCGGCGAAAAACAGCATGACGTTCCATTATGCGGACGGCTGCTGGTTGCGTACCCAGCTCTTAGCTCTGGAGTGGCCTAACATTGATTCGATCATTGAACGCACGGAAAAGGGTCAGTCGCTGTACCCCATTGATGGCGAATTATTTAACTGTCTCGAAAAGATCAAACCGTTTGCGGACAAGATGGGTAAGGTATACATCGAGAACGCACTGGCGCGAACCCACTTTGTTGAGTTGGATGGTGCTTCTGCTATGTTTAAGGAGTATCAGACGGTCGGGGTTTACAATATAGACCTTTTGTTGCAGCTTAAAGGTATTGCAACAGAGTGGGACGCATCACGGTACAATGTGATGGACGACCGAAACATGAACACCCCTATTATTTTCTATGGCGAAAATATGCGAGGGGTTATAGCGGGGTTCAAGTTATGAGCAAGTGTTGTTTCTACTGTGGACGTGAGTTTGGCCTCTTAGAAGAGCATTGGAATGTGATGGCTCAAGACCATAAAAATCACCCACGTTATAAAGTGGGCCCAGCTTGTGATGACTGTGTAGAATTAAGGAATAAACCTATATTCTACAGGCTGTGGAAAGGTGAAATTCCGCCTGGAGCTAAGAAATGAGAAAAGACGCCATCGGTTTCTTTTGGGAAGACCTGCCACCGGCAGCTAAACAGAAGAAAGAAAAAGTTAAGCGTCTGCCCGTTGAGAAGGTCTGGGAGCGTCCGGACTACCTACCAGGGTTAGACGCTGCGATCCGTTTTGCTGCTAACGACCCGCGCATGACGGACGGAGAGCTGATTGAGATGTACCTCGCGCAGGAAACGTTCATATATGATATTGAAATCTATAAGAACTATTTTCTGGTCGCGTTCAAAGGGGTCAAGTTCGGGAAGATCTATTACTTCGAAATGTTTGCAGGTGGTAGTATTGACACCGACAAATACAAATGGATGATGACTAACTTCCGCACAGTAGGGTTCAACTCTAGAAACTTTGATAATACTTTAACTTACATCGCGTGCGCCGGTCTTGGGTGTGATAAGCTCAAAGAGGCGGCTGACCGTATCATCGTTGAAGAGTGGGCACCGTGGGACGTGCTTACCAGTATGGGGGTGAAGAAGTTCTGGCATGACCACATTGATATTCAAGAGGTGGCACCTGGCTTCGGTTCCCTGAAGCAGTACGGCGGGCGTATGCACATGCGCAAGCTCCAAGATTTGCCGTTCCCACCTCACTGGGCACTGTCCCAGGAGCAAGCCGCCATCGTGCGGTTTTACTGTATTAACGACCTCGATACAACGTTGCAGCTATTTTTATCGCTGGACGAGCAAATAGCTCTACGCGAACAGATGAGCCTGGAATACAATATTGACCTTCGTTCTCGTTCCGATGCTCAGATTGCGGAAGACGTAATCAAACACGAGATGAAAAAGATCCTGGGCTACCAGCCGCAGAAGGCGGTCGTGGAGGTTGGACGTCGGTTCCGCTTCAACCCACCTACGTTCCTAAACTTCCAGACCCAGCTGATGCAGTCGGTGTTCGGTATCGTACGGGATGCAGTATTCCAGATTGGTGACGACGGGTATGTTAAACAGCCGTACACCATGGACACGCTCAACTTCACTATTAATGGCACAACCTACAACATGGGCATCGGCGGATTGCACTCATGTGAAAAGATCATGCAGCAGATTGTTGAAGATGACGAAGAGATGGTGGACGCGGACGTTACGTCCTACTACCCAATCTGTATCTTGAACCAGCAACTCTATCCTGAACACCTGAGCATTCGCTTTCTGGATGTATTCCGTCACATTGTTGACACCCGTATTGCAGCCAAGCGTGCAGGGGATAAGAAGAAAGCAAACAGCCTTAAGATCGTTATCAACGGCTCGTATGGTAAGTTCGGGAACCCTTACTCAATCCTGTACGCACCTCACCTGATCATTCAGACGACACTTACAGGTCAGCTCTCCCTGCTTATGCTTATTGAGACACTGGAGCTGAACGGGATACATGTGGTCAGCGCGAACACGGACGGTATCGTAATTAAGTATAAGAAGACACAGAAACCTTTGTTCACTTCCATCATTAAATGGTGGGAAGGGCAGACTAAGTTTGAAATGGAAGTGTCGCCTTATATGCGACTCAATGCTGCCAACGTTAACAACTACATCGCCATCTACGCACCTGACGAAGATGGTAAGATCAAAGTTAAGCGTAAAGGATGGTTCGGTGAAACGGGTCTTGCCAAGAATGCTATGGGTGAGATCATTATGGACGCAGTTGTGCAAACGCTCATTGACGGGACACCAGTTGGTAAGACGATTTACGAGTGCAAAGATATACGGAAGTTTATGTGTATCAAAGCAGTGTCTGGTGGTGCTGCGCAAGGTACGGTTCCGCTCGGTAAAGTTGTGCGATGGTACTACAGCACCGAGCCACAGGAGGAGATCCAGATTATCAAGTCCGGGAACCGTGTTGGTAGTTCCGGAGGTGGCAAACCTATGATGGAACTCGTGGACCAGCTACCAAGCGACATTGACTACGACACTTACATTGCTAAAGCCGAAAAATTGCTCGAGAAACTCGGGTACAGTTGAGCGCAAACACCCTGGCCAATACATACCCATTGGCCAGGGTATACAACCCCGCAAAACGCCGCATATTGACCGCCTTATTTAGTTGCTTTCAGACTTATTTCAGTATATTGTTAGTTCATACCCAAGGGGAGAACTGACATGCAACGTAAAGTCCTTATCGTACCGTTTAAAGAATATATCGGCATCGAAGAGTTTATGGGAAAAGCCCATGCTGCTCGACGACGTGCTTTCCATGATCCATTGGGCACGGAAGAAGATCTCAAAGAATACCAGCGTCAATGGGCTCTGCAAGTGGAGTTCCGCAAGAACTTCCTACGTTCTAAGAACATCCCGCTGGATACGTTTGTCGAAACTGTTAAGAATCGTAGAGACGAAACTTTCATTTTCACATGGTGGGAGTGACCACATGTTATATCTCGGCATGAACAAAGACAGGCATAATGAAGGGATTCCCAATGTGGAAGGCCCGTTTATGCAGTGGATTGAATTATACGGTTTCCCTATTCCGGTAGAAGCATGGGCAAAGTACGCGGCCATTGATTCCGATGGTAAAGTATATATCTTTGAAACTAAGCCATTGGATCTTAACACCAGGAAGTCAAAAGAGTGGATGGCTGTAGCTGGTGGGCGCATACGTTGCGCGGGCGAGGTCGATCTGGAAGGGTACAATTGGCGGGAGACGCGGGTTGAGCTAGGATTTGAAAAGACATACGCGCCCGGTTTAACGCAAATTATCTAAAGAGGAACGCATATGTGGAATCTACTTAATAAAATGCCCGCTTATCAAGCTCGCCGTTGGGCACTCATCTACTTTAACTTAGCGGTGTGGATTGTAGTGGTGCTAGTGTGGTTAGCAGTTATATAAAGAAAGGATGCGGCTATCATGAAAATTGATAGCCGCAAGGTGTTATTAGCTAAAGCGCGAACGATTACGAGAATAATCCAGAGCAACGATATCCGCAGGATTTGCATCAGAGCCTGTCATATCGTAAACACCATTGCGGTAGATCGTTGCTACTGTGCCGCCGCCCACAGAGTCGGAAAAACTGCCGTTGAAAAGCTGCTTTTTCGTGAACGAAGATGGTCGAGTCGCCCCGGTAGCAGCCGCTTTCTCGACAATCGGAGCGCCATTGACAAAAAGTTGGCTCTTCACTTGCGTATCGCTGACTTTGTAGGCGTACATAGCAACCTGTGTCACTTGCCCAAGCGCGGCTTTCACCGCAGTATCCACGCCGCCAGAGCCGTCCCACGTTGCACCCCATGCTACAAATTGCAGATTGTTCAATGCCCCAGCAGCATTACTGTTCCCAAGTATCCCTGACAGCATCCCCGCACTTGACGGCCCGCTACCTACAGTAAATAGCGCACACTGCCGGGCACTATTCTGTGGATCATATCCCGTCACAGGGATTTTGAACGTCAGGGTGATTAACTGCCTTGTGCATGACGCTGGCAAAATAGCGCTGTCGGGTAACAGGACACGCCCAAGATAATGACCAGTCGCCTTAATACCGCCGCCGTCGTAATTCATTGCGTTGCCGACTGTTGCTTTATCATCGGTATAGCAAAAGTTTTTTACAACATCGTTGGCATTATAGCCAGACGTTTTATTTCCGCCCGGCCAGGTGCGACCAAAATCCAGCAACAGGCGACATGCTTCGTTAACGGCTGCATCACGGTACAGATACTCGCCGCTCGCCAGAGTGACATTTCCACGTTTCTCAAAAGGACCTGCTGTCATGTTTATCGCTCCTCTTACAGCCAGCCCTTGCTGACCATGAATTGGTGAATGAAGGTTGCGTTGACTTCTGTGCCAACATATAGAGCATTAGCCTGTAGTGATTGACTAGGATGCAATGTATCCTGCCGCAAAGATGTTGGGGTAACACCATTAGCAACATCTGTGACGTCCTGCGCATACGCCGGGTTATAGTGATTCTTGAAGTTCTGCAACAGATCGACGCCGTCAATCTCACAGTAGTTTCCGGGGTAGAGCCGTTTTAATTCCGAGTTTATGTACATCACTTGGGCCTGCCCGGTTGTACCTATCACCTCGCTGGCCATCGGGAATTCTGGCAGCACAACAAAACGGCGGTTTTGCCGGGTCAGTTTATCAGTGATAGCCCTCATGTCGCCAAGGATCTGCATGATGGAGGATGCGTTGTTGCGCCCGATCCACAGAATGTTTATCGCTTCTCGATGCTGGTCATAACGGGTCGCCAGCGGAATATCTCCGATTTCTCGGGTGGTATACGGGTAAACCACCAACGGTGTCGGCTCTGTGACACTGACGGCGTTCCCCGCTTCTGCGCGGGTGAATATCATCTCGGTCCCGGTCCAGTTAATGACACCATCAACACCAGCGAGGGAGCACCGCAGGCCGTCATTCGCCGCAACATCACCAACAATCTGCAGAGGCCCAGGTTGCGCTGGCGTCAGTGTCACATCGCCTGACTCGGGAATGACACCGCTTACGGGCTGGTAGTTTTTGGTGTAAGCGCCGTTTCTCAGTGCAATTGCTACTGACGTCGCACCTGAGCGACCGAAGTTGTAGGCGGGATATCCGGTCAACTGGCTCAGTTTCAGGCTGAAAGAGGTGTTGTTCCCGATGAAGGAATGCCCCCACAGTGCGAGGGTCTTACGACCGTACTCTGAGACTGGAAGCCAGGCGTTATATGGACACATAATCTCTCCGGCGACGGCATCTGATGATGGGGAATTGAAAACGAAATAGTCCGGTTCGTTGCGAACGTTGGTGAAGTCGGTGTCTGTAGCGAATACCGCCATACTCGATGTTTCTAGGTTCAGCACCTTGAGGTTATTGTCGTCAATAAATGCACGGAATTTACCATCGTCTTTCTTTGGATACTCCTCACCATCGCCCGTCAGTCCGTTGATAATGCGGTTGTTCGAATCCAGAACGCCGGACACAAGTACGCTACCTTCGAATTCGGATGCGTCAATTAGGTACGACTGATACGGTACGCCAGCGATCGTCAGGTTTTCAACATCAATAATATTGGCTAGTAGAGACCCTAACGTCACGTTTTTAAAATATGCCCGGTCGCCAACCCATCCCATCAGCCAGCGGAGATTTTCAGACACTATCGCACTGTCAAATTTCGCCCCTGCATACTCGTCTGAATTAAGGTAGTCAACGTTATCGACGCTTTTGACCGGAACACCGTTGATAGTAACCTGCCCGGCCTCAATCTCTGCTACTTCCGCCTTCGCAGCAGTTAAATCCCCCGTTACGACGAGATTTTTTAACCACAAAACATCCGATATCCACTTCCACAGCCAACGTCCGGCACTATCCATCCCCGCAGAATTAACTCCGGAACCTTCATACTCATCATCCGAAATATATGTAATCAGTTCCAGAAGTTTTAACAGTGGTTCTACTGACTCCTGAGAAAGCATTTTCCGACCTGTCGCCGTCAGCGTACCACCAACGTTCATATATTCGATGGCCAGTGCGCTACCATCTGGGCTGCGAACATATGTTGTCGAACCCTCTGGTATATTCGCGATGTCCGCCTGTGCTTCTGCAAGTGTCATATATTGGCGACTAAGAGGTATTAGAGTATTACGAACCTCATCGGCAGCAGATTTAGCAGCATTTTCCGCATCAATCAATGCTTGCAGAATTTTAGTCAACACCATCGGTTGAGCCGAAGGTGGTAAAACTAAAATCTGGTCAAGGGATGCGTCTGGAGTGTCTTGAAGGATCTCAATATTACCAACGTATTGATAACCGGACTCTCCAAACCAAATACTGAAAGCATAGTTACCAATCTCCAGAGAAAAATCGTAGTCACCATTGGTATCTGTTTTAGCGTAGGCTGTTGCTCCTACAATTGGTACGCTAGTTTGAGTTGCAAGAGCCCTCATCTGAGCGTTGGCGATTGGTTTACCGAAACCGTCGACCAATTTACCTTTGATGTTTGTAGTCATTTCAGTTCCTTAAACTGGAATAATAGGCGTTCTGCCCTTTTTATAGAGGGCCACCCACGGTACTTCACGAACTGTGCGACCTACTAGTTCAAGAGACCCGGACCCGCTGTCTGCTTTTACTGTCTGCATTGCCAGGGGAGTAAAGAAGGACGCCCCTGATGACCTGTTTTCCCCGACAACGCACACCAGTTGACAAGGGGTATCCCTGTCAGTAGCCGGAACCGTTATCCCGTTGAGTTGCACCACCGCCGGGGAGTTTTCACCGCCGTTACCTGTGTCAACGTAGGCTACCTGTTGATCTGGTAGGCCCGGTGCTCGCATCAATATAGTGAAGTATTGTCTTTGTGACGATGTTAACGTTAAGTACAAGTTAGAGTCCATCGTCCTATCAAATTCTTCACCTGGAATGGACCAGACCACATGTTCACCAGCGTTCGATGCCCACGGGAACCCACTTCCGTATTCATCGGACACATTGACATACGGGATGCTGCCAGCCATCTTGTTGTAAACATCACCGACAATATTGTTCGCGTAAATAACCCCTTTAAAATAACCGTTGTTCGCGTAAATGTCACCATAATACTTTGAGTCTATAGCCAAGACGAATTGTAATGTAGCTACATTACTTAGAATTCCAGCCTTGGCAGAGTTACGCAAATACGCCGTATAGGTGACACCTCGATCTAATCCGTTAATTTGAATCTTAGTTTCAGTTGATTGTTGGCTAACAACTGTTTTACCGTTACCCTGAATAATGATCTGCGTAAAATCAACAGTTGTAGGGTTAACCCACGACAGCTCACCTTGATAGTTAACCTCTGCATTAGAAGCTACAGGAACGAATTGAACGTTCGTAGGTGCTGGTACATTCGGGCCCGGTAAGTTTGTCAGATCTGGTCTGTCGATAGGTTTACCAACGGCATCGCCCCACACGTCAGCATTCTCTTGACGAACTGTGATTTTAATACCTGTACCATTAGGATTCAGCGCCCATTTAGTAACGCGGAATTCCTCCATAGCAATGCCTAGCTGTGGTATATTGATTTTGACATACCGCCCTGGACGATAAGGGTAGCCCGCAAAGTTTAACGATATATCCATGGTGCGCCCAAGGCGCTTGCGGTTTATCGTTATCTGGGCCAGCCGTTGGGCTTGAAACTCTGAAGTAACAAAACGGTATTTCTGGTCCGTTGTGAACTCGGCACCATCTTCAATGATATAGGCATCAACTTTTACAGCAGGGTAATCGACCTCCGTGTAACCTTGCTCGGGATCGATGAAAGTACCTTGCACGATATTAATGCGCTCGTTCCATGGAGTTTCAGGAACGATCTTTATATCCTCAACAATCTGACTTTCGTCTAGTACCATAGTAGCTGGGCCGTAATAAGCACCAACTAACAGGCCATGTTTACCGCCAATGTAAGTCGGTTCACCTGCACAGCATAAATGAAGATCATCCAACGTTGACGAAACAGCTTCCGACGCATCGAAAACCCCATTGATGGTATAACGAGGTTCCGAATAGGAGTTGCCGTTGATGGTTTCATCGCAAAGGTTAGCCGCTTCGATAAATTCTTCCATCAACAATTCTGAATCTGGTACTTTCAGATAATCGCGATAATAATCGAGGATACATAAGGCGGCATTATTGGAATATTGGGTTAGACCTGATCGAGGGTCGTAAACTTTCTTACCTTCAACAAGGAAAGTAATATTCGGTAAACCAGAAGGGAATTTCTCCTGGTTGAACTTGAGTGAAAGTCGTACCCAGCAAATGCCCTGGCCAATCATGTCAGGCTTCCATGACGGTGCTCGCGAAAGCATATCCGACACATCGGTCGAGTTATTGTGGACTTGGTATTGCGCGTATTCACCGTAGGTGCTGATATCATCGTCACCTAAGTAAACAGCTAATATGGCATTCACCTCATGGGCACAAACAGCAATGGCAATATGAAGCCATTCTTTATCAGTTTGATCGCCGGCTTGTTCTTCGGCAAAGAACATTACGCCCGACATCTTAGTCTTACCGTAAATATAGTTCTTTGGTGCTGCCGACGATCGTAATACTTGTTTTCGGTCTTGTTGTGATGTATAGTTACCTAACGACGGTACAGAAACCTTCGTTAGCAGGGCCCCAGCAACCGTTGCAGTCGTGGAAATAATAAGAGCTGTTGTTAATGCGATATACCCGGCAGCATAAGCGGCAGAGGCGCCTATCGCAATTGCTCCGGCGATTATTGCAGGTGGCATCTGTTATACTCCCCACGCTTTTGTGATCTTGCTCTTCATTCTTGGGAACAATTTTACACCTTCTGGCGCGTGTAACCACACCTGTCCCATGCTCCAGAAAATACCCAAAGTGTCGCCTAGATCTGTGGTCACCAGGACTACATCTCCGCGTTGTGCAAAGTTAACATCTTTCTGAGGAAGAACGGAATCGATATATGCAACCAGACCGCCCTTCTCTTCCAAAAGTTTCTTAGCTCCTTCTTCCGTTGTGTACTTGCCACGGAAGGGCTCGGCATAATCTTCGCCAGTCATTGCGGCGACTACATCGGCAGCAAATAAACAACAATCATGCTCACCCCACTCAAACGGAACCTCTTGGAGAGATTCCGTAAGAGCCAATAAGCGCACTTGCCAATCAATATATCTTTTCATGAGTATGTGAACCCCGGAGCATCTTTTTTGCTACCCCAATAAATAGAACGTTCAGACATCTGACCAACATATCTGAAAATCCTGTCACCTGGATGGTCTTTAACATGCGACTCGTCAGTGAAGCGGTACGGCTTGCTTTTCGACCATTCCTGAAAGATGTTACCCACATTATAGGAGATTGCACAAGTACCGCCCGCACTTAAAGCAGGTTGCGATATCTTACCCACGTAAATAATGTTATAAGCCATTGCTGTATAATCATCATCAAAAACGACAATATAGCAAGTTACCCGTCGCCCAACGACCTTTTCGTTTAAAGCTATTGCCACCAGCTCATTGTTTAGGCCGTTAAGTGTCAGGTTGATTTGTTGGTCTGAGGTATTATTCTCTTCGTTGATTACGGAACAATCACCTAGCTGACCAGTACCGTAAAAAATCTGCCCACCAATTTCTATTTGGCCCGTGGCAGAATGATAACGTGATACGCCTGAGCTAAATTCAATCTCCGTTGCAAGAGCAAGGTTTACGTTCCCTTGCGCCAAGTAATACGCAACCTCTTCAGACAAGTCCGCAGTAATCATTCTATGTACTCCATGAAGGACAGATTAAAATCATTCGAGAAGGCAGGTTTACGAGCAACACCGTTCTCGTTCTCCGTTAGCATGAAAATACCGCGCGGGCTTTGAACTTCAATAGGTGTGCCGGCAGCAGGAGAAATGCGAAGCATTGGGCCTATACGGATAGTTGCAAAACCGGATTCATCCGACCAAGCATCCGTAAGAACCATCTTCATTTCATCTGCAATTGTTAAATACTGCCCACGGGCAAGGATCATACGGTCCGGAAGCCATCCAGCAGTAAGGATGCTTTTCCCTGTCTGGTTAGCACCGCTAACTATAGGTGTGCCCTGTGCCGGTACACCGCAACGACCAAAGTCACCCAAGCGGATTCGCCCACCCATACCATCAAGATCCACAATAATGGATTCGAGAAGGCGTGACTCGAAATCGTCTAAGTCTTGGAAAGACATAGTCACCTTCCATTTAGAACCAGGAAAGGTGACCGTTTGTGTTGATTTATTGAATACGCTCTCAAACATAGAACCACTGGATGAAAGCGACCAATTCATTGAAGAAGGCCTGAGGTTTTCCGGCCAGTCTAATATTGCCATGTTATTATCGTCCTGTTATAGTGACCACATTAACGGCCAATCGACCGGCTAATATTACCGCGCGAGTTGGTATCTCGCAAGACCATATCGTAACCCTGTTGAGCACCATCTTTCGCGGCCTGCTGCATGGCCTCTTTGAGTGTCTTATCACCATTACCAGTAACAGTGATATGCTGAACGATTGTAGCGCCACCCTGATTACCAGTAGAACCATTATTTCCACCACTCATAAAGTTAGTAAAATCTGCGTTCTGCTGGGCAGAAAGTACACGTTCACCTTTCTGAAGTAACCATGTTCCTTCTTGCGGCACTTGGGTAATACCGTCGTGTGCCATACCTGTCAAACTAGCGCTCATAATCTGTTGTATCAGCGCACCACCTGCGGCAGCTACAGCGGCGTAGTTAGCAAACTTCTGCGCAGGGGTGAGGGCGGACGGGTCAGCCATAGCCTGGACGATAGCTGTGCTCAAACTAAGCGTCGCCTGTGCAATGGAGAATGCTTTTGACATCGCGAACATAACTTTGTAAGCCCCTGAGGATTTAGCCCCGGCCGCTTCAAGTATGCCCGCCATGCTATCCGCAATCGTGCTTACACTCTGGATATAGGACAGCGTAGTTTGTGCCTGCGCCTGCGCCTGTTGCTGCGCGTACTTCGTCTGAATATCGTAACGCTGTTTCTCATAGTTCTCTTTGATGGCAGTGAGTTGTTGTTCATTGCCTTCTGCCATCTGAAGCTGAGTATCGTACTGCGCTTGCAGAGCATCCATCTCTGACCGTTTAGTGTCTTCCGACTGCTGGAACGGGTTAAGCGTGGACATCGCTGCACGCTTCTGGTAATACTCAGCAGACAGATTTAACCGCGCAGTATTATATTGGGTGTCGTCCAGCAGACCAGCTTCGTGGAGCTGTTTAATCTCTTGCTGTGCAATCTGCCATTCCCGCACCATCTGAGCGCCAGGCTTATACTGCCCCGCAAGGTCCGCACGCTGACGCGCGTATTTAGCATCGATTGCTTTAAGGGCTGCACCGAGTTCCTCTTCGGTCGCTTTAGCTTTCTCTGCTTTGTCCTTCATAATACGGACTTCTGCTTCCTGCTGAATGCGTAAACGGTCTAAACCTGTAGCACCTCGAGCCTCGACACGTTCGTAAGCCTTGTCCCATTGTTCTGCATAGCGGGCTGCGGCTTTCTCGTCCTTCAGAGCTTGACGACCTGCCTTGAGTTTGTCTTGCAAAGCCTTTTGCACATCATATGCTTCACCTGACTTTTTAATGAGGTCCACAATGCCCTGCTGTTCGTCGGTAAGTACAGCCGTCGCGTCCTGGTGACCGCTGATGTAGTTCTTAATGAACTGCTCGTTAACTGCGTATTGTTTACCGAGACGGTTCTGTGCGTCCTGTAGCTGAGCTGCACCACGCGCATTACCTGCCAGCTTCAGCCTAGCGATATCCAACTCGGCGTTCTGTGCCACCAGTGCGGCCTGGAGTTCCTTAGAACGGCCCGCCGCGGAGCTGATGTTAATGTTAAGCGCCTGGTTCTGCGCAACGATAGCACCAGTTAAGCCCATTACAGCATTGCGCAGGTTGTCCTGAACCGTTGCAAGGTTGTTCTTGATCTGGATTGCTTTTTCTTCCAGAGTAGAAAGTTCACCTTGCTTAATGGCAATATCGCCCGTAAGCTGTTTGTGAGCTTCGTAGGCGCTGTTCCAGGCTCGAGTCCCTTCCTCGTTCTGGGCCATTACTGTGCTGGTAGTGCTCAAGCGGTTATTAAGTTCCGCGAGCTCTCTTTTCTCAGCAGCAATGTTTTCTGCCAGTGTTACACCTGCACGCTGGAGCTGGACTTCAAGAGCACGTTGCTGTACAAGGTTCAGCGACTCAAGTTTTGTTTTAAGATCGTCCTGCGAGCTTGCAAGATCTATAGAATCTTGCGTCGCCTGTTTAGCGTTCTGGCTGTACGTATACCATGCAGTCGCAGTAAGCAGCACTAAACCCAACGGCCCACCCAGGAAGCCCATAACCGTGCGCAGCCCTGTAAGGCCTATGGTAAGCACGCGGCTCGCAGTGGCAGCAGTACCCATGGACGCAGCCATTCCTTTCTGTGCTGCGTCCACTGCGACCGTAGCCTCCCGAGCTTGGCGGGTGTTCTGCATAAGGGCGTTCGACGTTGCAATCCCTTTATAATATTGCTGGTTCGCAGCATCCGCAGCCAGGATTCTTGTGCGTTCTGCTGCAACCTGTGCCAATGTAGCCTGAGCTTCATTGTAGCGTGCAACACTGGAGCGGGTAATTGCATCCACCATCTTAATATTGATAGCGGAACTGCTTGCTTGCACTGCGGAAAGACGAACCATTGCGACTACCTGCGACCCAAGCGCCGCAAGCATACGACCACCAACCGCGGCAACGACGCCTGTGACGATTGTGGTCAACGTGCCCAGGTTATTAGACAGCAACTCTACACCGTCGCCCATCGCTTTAACAACAGACTGTACCTGTACGGAAGTCCCTGCAAATCGTTCGACGTTGTTTGTTGCCATCGCCCAGCGCTGTGCAAAGGTGGGCATAGTACGACCGAATTCTTCGTCGATAGTACCTGAAGCCTTGGAGATTGCATTGATGACCACATCAGCGGTCAGTTTGCCGGTGTTCGCCATCTCGCGTAGGCCAGCAGTACCAACGCCCAGACCGTCTGCGATCATCTTGCCGAGACGCGGGGTCTGTTCCATCACAGAACGGAATTCGTCACCGCGCAGGACACCCGATTGCAGACCCTGTGAGAACTGGATAATCGCTGCGGTTGCTTCCGCACTGGTTGCGCCAGATACAATCATCGATTTGTTAATCGTTTCAGTGATCTGTGCAACCTCTTTGCCTGTCACCCCGTACTGAGAGAGGGACCGCTCCATACGTGCATACAGGGTGGCCGTCGATTCCAGGCTGGTACGAG